CGCTGCCGAGAGATATTTTTATCATTCTACGCGACAAGTCTTTAATAGTGATGCAAATGTTTTTGTGTCCCGGTTACCATATGGCAACAACACCGGAGATAGAAAATATTCTGCTCTAGTTTATCCAGCGGTGGGCGCAAAAACAGCTACCATCACAGCTATTGATACTACCAATGGCTCTTACATCGATCTTTGTACTTCAGAAGGCACGGGGATTTCAGTCACAGACACTCTTTCAACTGATACTATTAATATTGAATTAGTGATGAAGGATTCTAATGACAATTTATCTTTTGTTAATACTTCGATGACCGGTCTTAGTGGCATGCTCGCCGACTCACCAGATTCAACGGCAGTATTTCGATTATCAGCGGCCAACGCCAGTGCGTTCGGTAAAGATGAATCAGTCACTGCAGTCAGTGCTTATTCAGATACTTCTTTTGTTGATAGTATAACAGGTAAAACTCTCGTTACTGGTCAACTACAGAGCGATGAGGTGACAAACCTTTCTGGATTAAACACTTCTTTAAGTGGTTCTGATTATTATGTACTTGGATCTCCTACTCTTGTTGAGTTAACCGAAGCTCAATTTAATACTGCAAGTAAAGGTAATATAGATTGGACCGATGCTGGAAATGAAGGTGACGATGCTGAATTTACTGGTGATTTTACAAGCATAGGTGGTGCTGGTGTTATTGTACTAAATAAAGGAGCTACAATAACTAATAATAATTTTGAAGGTTATTATGTTGGAACAGCTGATGGTTCTAATAGTAATCCTGCAACTAACTTTGATACAGTAAATGCAGTATATACTACTACTAGTAATGCTCCAGTAGCATCTAGTGGTTATGCAACAGTCCCAGGATCAAGAGTAGGATTTAATTTAACTAGCCTGGCTACAGAAGAAAAGAGTAGTACAAGTAAAACTTTAGAAACATTTTCTAAATTTGATATTGATGGTCCAGAATTTCTCGACACCATAAGTTTCGGTGTTTTCAAAATTCGAAATACACCGTTTGCTAATTCTGAATTAGAATTAACTAATTTCTTAGCAGAAGGATATACTGGATCTCTTAACTCTAGACGGAAAGTCCAAAACGAAAACGGCGGTCAACAAAGATCATTTTTCCTTGAAGATCAAGATGATAGATCACCAAATGTTAAGATTTTAGTAAATCCATCTATTAGTGAATACAGCGGAGATTGGACTTCAACAGAAGGAGACGTTCCAACAAAGACAGTTCGAGTCGCGCATTCTAGTAATACAAACGCAGCGATTTTAAATGGTTTAATGAGTTCTGGTAGTACTTTAGACGGTAATCCAGCTTTTAACTATTCTGTAATACAAGGATTATTTCCATTAGGTGTATATAATACAACTAATAATCTAACTAAAACTGTTGGTAGTATTCCTGATAAATTAGATAGAATATTTGAAATTGCTCAGAATGTTGATGTATTTACTATTGACGTTTCTATTGAAGCAGGGTTAGGTACAATACATACATTTGCGACAGCCAATACCCAAGAATTTGTTGATACAACTTATCAAGATGTTGGTGGAACAAGTACAGGGTTCTTTACACCAGATCAAAATATGTTAGGATCAACCTACATAACTCAAAGAGATAATTATAGAACTATTTTTAATAGATTTGAGACATTTGCTCGACAGACGAGAAAAGATCATATCTTTATTGCTGATGCGCTTAGGCCATTAGTTGTACAAGGTGACGCCGGTAAGGTTCTTGATGATAAAACTAAAAACTTTAGTAAGCATGTATACTGGCCGTTAAGACATCAATTTGGTGTTGCTAACAGCAACTTCGCTACAACTTACGGTAACTGGGCAAAAGTCTGGGACGGTACAAGTGGTAAACAAATCTGGATTCCGTTCTCTGGTGTTGCAGCTAAAATTTATGCTAATAATGATTCAAACTTTGCACCATGGTACGCTCCAGCCGGGTTTAGCCGCGGCGTTGTTACAGGTGTAAACGACATTGCAGTTAGCCCGACACAGCGGCAAAGAGATCAATTATATAGGATTGCTATTAATCCTGTTACACAATTCCCAGCTGAAGGTATTGTTGTATTCGGTCAAAAGACATTACAACGGAAACCCACGGCATTTGATAGAGTTAATGTTCGTAGACTATTTCTTGATTTAGAGAAAAGAACAAGGCAGACCTTGAAATTCTTTATCTTTGAACCTAATACGTTCTTAACAAGGACTAAGGTCGTTAATACATTAACACCGATTTTTGAGAACTGCAAACAAACAGAAGGTGTCTATGATTACCTTATTGTTTGTGACGAAAGGAATAACCCTGCTAGTGTTATTGATGAAAATGAGTTGAGAGTAGATATCTATTTGAAGCCAGTTCGCGCAGCAGAGTTTATATTGGTTAACTTTTACGCTGTTAATACAGACGTTAACTTTGAGGAGATAGTTGGGCAATAAATTAAAGTAAAAACTAAATAATTATAACATCATGGCTGATATTAAACAAACAATTCAAGATTTTTATAAGGTAGCACAAACAAGAGACTTTGCACGTGACTTCCAGTTCCGCGTATTAGATGTTGCTAACAAAGGTACCCCCGTGTTTACAGAAGACGATTTAGTGTATGCCACAGCAGCTACATTACCAGGTAAAACAATCGCAACAAAGGATGTTCCTTATAATGGATTTAATTTCCGGATTCCCGGTACAGTGTCATATAATTCAAGTGATGCCTTTACTATTGATTTTTATTGTGATGCGACAACTCAAGCTCGTATTGCAATGGAAAACTGGATAACTGAAACTTATAATGATGAAACAACCTCTGGTGACGGAGTACTTCATAATAATAGTACAGTTACTTTAGTTCAATTAGATACTCAATTTGAACCATTACGTACTTATAAGCTATACGGTGTGTTCCCTACAGACTGTGGTGATATAGGATATAACATTACTGGTGATGGATCAGTCGCCACGGTTACTATAACTGTAGCGTATCAATTCTTCAGGAGAGATAATGAACTCAATACTGCAGTTAACGCTATTGGCAAATTAGCTGGTGCAGTATTAGGTTAATAGCCTTAAATATTTGTATGGACGTTAAATTACCTCCATCAGATGCAAAAAATCTAAGAGAAACTTTTTTTGAAATATTACAGGATTTTTCTACATTTCCTGCCGCACAAAATTTCTTCTTAGTATCCATCGATAATCTCCCTGCATCTATAAATGATGAAACAATTAAAAAATTAGGGATGCGGCCATTTAATACTAAAGCTGGTATTGATACAAATAGAAAAGTTCATGAAAAGTTTTTTGGTAAGGGAGGAGGATATATGTTCTTAGCTTCAGGTGTTGATACAACTACCGAACATAATACTGTAAACAATAAAGGAAAAACTATTAACGGTATTTTACCTACAGGACCTTTTATGGAAAGCCATGATTATCCTGATAATGATCTTGATGTTCAATTTTACGAAACTAATGTTAGTGTTATTGATGGTATCTTTAGACCATGGATTCAATTATATGGAGTATATGGAAATATAGATACGCCTATTCTTACAGCAAATATAGATATATTTTTCTTATCAAAACAAATGGTTACATCTCGTAAAACAAGTTTTATGTCTATGCTATTTGGATCACCAGGCTCTAGTAGTCCGGTTGTACGTAAAATTTATAAGTATAAAGATTGTATCCCTTATCAAATAAATGATGCAGGTGTAAGTGAATATACAGGTGATATGGATACTGGTTCTATTTCTGTTAAATGGAGATTCTCGCGCTATGAGGTACTCACTCCACATGTAGAGGCACCTCCTCCTCCTCCGGCTGTTGATACTAAACCAGAACCTGCAAAGAAAAAACCTCCAAAAGCTAAAGATCCTACAGACGATATACCTGAAGCCGCGTTAGGAGGAGAGGGGTATGAATATGATTTTACTGGTTCTCAACCGAAATATAATGCTTCGATCAATCCGAACACCCCAGCAACGCAACGTGAAATCGACGAAAGACAAGCCACCCAAAAGAAATGGCTCGCTGGAATACAACAAACTGACGTACGCGGTAAACCAATAGCGGCTCTAGGTGAGGGTGAGGCTAAACATACAAAATTTAATCCCGTGAAATTTAAGAAGTCGCGAGATTTTTCAAATGAACTACCTTTGAAAGATCAAAGCCCTAAACAACAGAAACGAGCATATGTACAAGCTCTCCGAGATCAGGAAGCCCGGAAGAATCCCTTAGAAGATCCAAACGACCCGTCGTTTGGTGAAACTCGTGGTACTAAGCCTCCTGGACCATGATAAGTTATAATGACTTAATTGAAGCCTCAAAACTTCATAGTGAGAAAAAATATAAAGAATTAGTTGAGTTTTTTATTAAGAAAATCCCTAGTAAAAATGTTATTGAATTTTTAGCAAACTTAAAAGCTGAAAAATTTACAGAAGAGAACTCCGCGATAAAACTAACTACTAATAAAGGTGACCTACTAATTTATAAAGAAAATTTTCTTAAAGATCTACCTACCTATTCAGAAAGTAATCATATCATAGATGACTATTTTATAACTATTGGCTATCCATCAATAGACTTTTTCTCAGAAGCATCGTTTATTAAAAAAATTGAAAAAAACGGAACTATAGCTTTTATAACTAAGGACAATTATGAAGATGTTCCATTACCATTAATTAAAAAATGTTTTCCATATATAAATGAATATAAAGAAAAATTAAATAACTCTTATGTCTATTATATAAACGATGAATTTAATAGTAGATTTTCATATAACCCGGATATAATTATTTACATATCGTACTTATGTACAATATATTCATATGAAAATCTATTAGATGAACAACTATTTCTTATGCAACGAGGTAATTTCACATATCAAGATTTTAATTATATAACATATGATCAATTTAGACGATATATAACACTTTTAATAAAAAGACTTAAGAATGAGCAGTCTCCTAACTAAATTTAAAGACCTTTGTACTAAAGATATAGAATTACCAGATAGCGGCACAATCACTACTCCGCAATTAAATGTTCAATTTCAAAATAAATTATACGCTATAATTAGAAATATACGAGACGATCATCTAATTACTTTATCTTATTTACAGTATTTAAATAATTATATTCTCGATGTTTGTAAAATAGATACTACTACATATCGAGATAAATTATATTTAATTCAACATTGGAAAAACGAGGCAACCGATCAAAGTGTAACCCTAGATTTTAATACAATTGTAAATGAACCTTTAATAACGAAATTAAAAAATACAGATTTAACATTTAAATTTAAACTTCCACTATTAACATATGAGAATATTATTCTCAAGTATATTTTAAATAAGAAAGAAGTAGTTGAATCTGATGTTTTGTTTTTTGATACATTTAGATTTATAGATACTATTACATTAGATACTAAGGAATACACTATAAGAGATATGGAGTTAGATGAAATATACGATTTATTCTTATTATTTGATATTAAAATCTTAAATTCCCTAGCAAAACATACTAATTCTATTTTAGGAGAATTAAATAAACTCAGAGTCATTGAAGCAGATTTTTCTTTTTTCGTAGATTTGTAATTAAATAATTACATATGTCAGCGGCTGGAGATCGACTGTTATCAGATATACAAGCTAGAACTATTGGCTTAGAACGGAATCAGTCTAAGTTAACATCAGCAATAAATTCTCTTAATAAAACTATAGGAAGACAATCTGGTTCTAGCAGAAGATTATCTGGTTCAACTCGTGATGAAGATCGCCCAATCCCGCCGAGTATTCAAACAGGTCAAGACTCTAGATCAGTAAAAAAAGAAATGAAAGAGTTCTTTAAAGGAATGACCGGAAAGAGAGCTTTGGGTTGGGGCACTGGTTTAGGCCTCTTAGCAATATTTGGAGATTTACTTGATCCGAATGCAATGTTAAAAGATATAGGGTCAGGTGTAGTGGATCGGGCAAAGAAAATAAAAGATGCAGTAAAAGATCTCATTTTCAATAAAATGAATGATTATCTTAAGGCTGCTACAGATATGATCACAGGTGTTGATACTCCAGACACAGCTTCGCATGCTGATGAAAGAAAGCAACTCGAAAAACTTATAGACCTTCAAAAATTTGGCGTTGATATGCTTTGGAAGACTGTCACTAAATCTTTTGATAACGTCAAAAAACATTTTGAGGAAAACATCAATACACCGGAAAACCGGAAACGAGTTGAAGACTGGACCAAGAAGCAGGCAGACGAGTTAAAGAAACAAGCCCTGGATGAAGGCAAGAAAGTAATAGACCAAGTAAATGAGGATTATGTTCAACCGGCCCTTGAAAGCGCAGGGGACGCGGCGACCGACACAATTGATATGCTCAGGCCGCACCCGAGCCCTGAAAACTATCGAAGACGAGAAGAATTTAAGGAAGATATCAGAGAAGGGCTCAAAGATGCTTGGGATTGGCTGAGAGATTTAGATTTAGGAGCAAATGCCGCCGGTAATGCTAGCGGACCTCAAACAGCGGGCACGCCGCAAGGATCTTCAAAACCAGAAGGCTTCAATGACCCAGGTAACCGACCGCCGCGGGAGTCTATTATATCGCAAAAGCAACTAGATGTAGCTGGTGACACTGCCAGTGTTGCCCTCCAGCAGACATCCTCGACGATGTGGCAAAAAGCAATGGATCCAGTCGCGAAATCTATAGAAAAAGCGATGGAAAAATCACCTGTTCTCACAGGAGGGATAAAATGGTCAGAGCTGATGCGGCTCGGTCCGTTCAAGGCATACGGCGCAATGGGTAAAGCCGCACAAGGCGCTCTCAGCATTGGTTCCAGAGTCGGAGTAAGAGCTGTTCCTTTTGTAGGTCAGGGTGTAATGGCTCATGATGTTCTATCTTCTGGTGTTAACATTTTTGATTCAATGGCTGAACAATCTATTAATGTAGGTACTAATGACCCCGGAGGTACTAAGAGGAAACTAAAATGGGCCAAAGGAAGACTTAATGATAATGAGTATGCGCTGTATAAACGTTTTGTCGATGCGCAACAAACTAGGAAAAGGTTAGGTTGGTTAGGTGACCCAGCTCAAGAACGAAGTGCTTGGACAGGAGAACCTGCATTATGGTTAATTAGAGCATTATCTGGTCAAAAAAATCCTGTAAGAACTAATTATGAACAGATGGAATTAACCGACGCTGAAAATTTTATGCGAAAAAACCGCCCGGAATTTGACAAAATAAAAGCGGCGATGGGCAAAGCTGAAGCAAAGAGTAATGAAGTCCAAAATTTCTCTGACGAACAACTTCAGATTAAACTTAGAAATAAAGCAGAGAGAGAGAATAAAAAACAACCTCCAGGTGCGGCCGCTGGACAAGGAGTAAATTTAAACCAAACAACAAATAACTTTCTTAATAAAACTGGACCTGAACCAGCTGATATGTTTAGTGAAGTGTTTACATTAAAAAACTGGACAAATAATTAATAATTATGCCTACTAATATAAACGATAGATATTTATTTGAGTTTTCAAGACCAACATGTACGAATATGGAGGGAGATTCTTCAAAAGGGTTAGAGGTTACTCTTGATGATACGATGGCTCAAGCTGCTGGTAAAGTAATAGCAAAAGCAAGACAGAATATTATATCAGATTCCGTGGCAGATGTACCCATACCACCTGACAATGCGTCACATATGGATATAGATATAACAAAAGAATTTCGATGGACCAAATCAGCTAAAGATTCAGTAGCAGTAAAGACCATACCAACTGTTACATTAAGAGAATATATAGTAACTGTTCCAGCCTTTTTTCAAAATCTTAAACTTCTTACTGAACAAGTATATGGTCCAGGTAAAAAATACGGTGATGATCCAGAAGGTTATGCTAAAAGTATAAAAAATCTTGCTGACAAATTACCAAATCCATTCAAGATGGGACTTAACAGCGCGCTGGAAGGGGTTCAAGGATTATCTGAAGCTGTCACTAGTGGCGGTGATAATGCATTTGGTGTAACTAAATTCGACATGCCATCATATTTGAAATCATACGAAAATATATATGGTGTCAAAAAAACTAATTTTATATACCGTTTGCCTTATTTAGAAGATTCATTTAAAACAATATCTAATAATTGGTCTCGCCAAGGATCCATACTAGCAACCCCTATACAATTCATGGCTGCATTAACAGCGGCAGTTTCTCCTGGTGTTGGTATTGACTTTTCAAAGACATTTCAATATCCCGACGCTGGCCCAAGTTATAATATGACTTTTTACTTAGATAATACAAGATTTGATGATGTATCTGAATGGATGAAAAATTATAGATTTATATTTTTATTAATATATCAAAATCTACCTAATAGAATAAATAAGTCTGCATTAACACCGCCTGTAATATATCAATCTTCCCTACCAGGTGTCTTTAGTTATAGATGGAGCTTTCTAAGTAATATTAATGTAAACTTTGTTGGAGTGAGAAGAAAAATGCCTCCATTTAAAGTTACAAGAAACACATCGTCAACAGAAGTAATTATTCCTGAAGGTTATGAAGTACAATTAACTCTCACAAGTCTTACACCTGAGACAAAGAATTTAATGTTTGATAGTATTAATAACCCAGTTCGAAGCCATGAAGAATCTGAACCGTTCACCGGGCCTGTACCAGAATCCGCCATAAACACTGTGGTACCAGATTTTCCAGAATTTCGTGATCCACTTGCTTGGCCAAGCGACACTATGCGTGATACAGGAGCTCAACAAGGAGGAACAGCAGTAGCATGATCGCCGATTTACAACTTACTCGCAATAATATAGCAGAGTTAGCATCTCTAGAAGATACTAGATATGAGAACATTTTTAAAATGGCTCGTTCAGATAAATATTTTTTTTATAATATAATTAAAAAGATATCATTTCCTGATGATCTCAATCCACAAATATTTTTCGAAGTAAGAGTTACAGCTAATATGCCATGGACATCATTTTCAAATCAAGTATACGGAAATCAGAATTTATGGTGGTTAATATGTCTTGCTAATAATATACAAAATCCAGTTAATAATCCAGTCACCGGTGACAAGTATACAGTCATAAAACCAACATATGTAAATAGAATATTATCTGAAATTAACCAACAAGTATAATAATGGCGAAACCAGCTTTACAAGATATACAAGATGAAACGATCGAAGAATTCTTCGATATTAGTTCTAACGCTACAGACTTTTTTATATCTATAGTATTTGTAAATGAAAAAGCTCAGAAAAAGAATGTTAGAAAACCAGAATTTAAAAAAATAACATTTGACTCTACTTATAAATCTCCATTTGTAATTGGAAGCTTGCAATTACTTTCTGACAAAACGCCAATCCCAATTAAAATCGGTACCCGAAAAAAAGAAATTTTTGAAGGTGAATATGAAAATATTGCTACAGGTGGAGAGTTTCTACATATAAAAATCGAACAACAATCTACTGCAACAAGATGTCAAAGAGAGGTTTTAGTTGATAAAATATATATAACTAAAAATGCTGTCGAAGGTTTAGATAGTAATGAAAAAACAATAACATATTATTTTGCAGATGTTGAATATGCATCTTTAATGTATCAGAGGTTTCCATGGAGTACTAATGACTATGTTAGTTGGGGACCAAATCATTCAGAATGGGGCGCAGATGAGAACAACCCATACGAAGCACTTGACGTTGCAATATCAGAAGGCGTCGCTCAATTTAGTCGAGATCAATGCGGTATAAAAGTTAGTGATGCTATAAAACATTTATTACAAAGGTTTTGCGAACGATCCGGTAATTACACTGAACAGGAACTGGACGTTTCACCTTTTAAAGATGCTGTTATTAATGAACAAGAATGGGATGAAAGTTCTTCAAAAATAATGTATACTTTACCTCAAAACACACCCCCTATTGTTGGGTTGTTTGATTTAATGTCAAAGTATGTCTCTAAAATACATGGTGATATGGGTATTTTATTATATTATAACGGAATGTTTAGCTTAAGATCTCTCACTAATATAATTAATGATGCTATTGATCTTAACACAGTTGGTCAAGATTGGTCAATGACGAACTTTAAAAGAAAATTTGCTGGTATTGTAAAAATAGAAACAGATGATATAAGAATGCATTATAGTAAAAGACAATCTCATTCTATATTTTCAGATCCTAGTATACAAAATCTTCTAGTTCCAGTAAATATAGAGAATGTAACTTTTCATAAAAAACAACCTGACACTGCTACGAATCAAATAGTAGATCACACTATAGCCTCATATGACGTCGGTAGTAAATTATTTAAATTAAACAATAAAAATGGTAGTGTTGAAGATTTTAATAAAAATTTTTCAATCTATATGACAGCATTTCCAGATGCAAACTCAAACGACGGTGAGCTCACTCCAAATGTTAATAAAACTGATCTCACTAAACCTAATAAAAAGAGATTTTTTAACTTACATACTGCAGCAGATGAAGATAATAACTATGGAAAAATTATGTTACAACAAAAAATATTAGATAACTCTGATAAAGTAACATTAAATCTCACTGGAGTTGGTAGTAAAAATAATTGGATGATGACCGGAGGTAAATTTATAGGTATAGAAGTTGGAGGTGAGAAAATAGATAAATTTATGGAAGATGTCCCTGGGTTTTGGTTTATTCTTCGAAACATAACAACTTTACAACAAGGAGAATTTAATACAAAACTAGTATGTAGTAAGATAGATAAATTTGAAAGGGGACACGGTACACGCGCTGCCGGTGCTAGTTAATATGAGCGCAATACCATCAAAAACGGGCGAACCAGATATAGTAAATACTCGATTAACTAATTCAGTAGACTTTCATATCGCATCTACAAATTTTAGCTCTATAATTAAAAAATATATTAATTTTGTAGCATTATCAAAATATTATGATAGTTTAAAATATGAATCGGATCCTATTACTAGAGAAGCAGACTTTTGGGAAGGTATAGCAAATGCAAATTTAGACTTACAAAAATTTGCGAAATCTCCCAAAGCAACAAAATACCTTAAAAGAAAAGAGATTGAAATTGCCGCTGGAGATTCTCTGCGAATGGATGACGGTGGAAACCCAATTGTATTTCAGGACAAAGAATTAGGCTTAGTTGCATTAACTGTAAAAGGGAACAAAATTCCTCTGACTGAAGATGATTCTACGAATGTAAACGAAAAAATAAATAAAATTTCAAATAGCTTTGATATAGCAAATGAAGATAAAAACGGTGAATTTATTGCATGGTGGTTAGATAAGTACCGTAAATGTCACTTAAAAGTAAAAGAAATATTATCAGAAAGACTGTCTATAGAAGATACTATTTTACAAGAAATATCTGAAAGTGTAGGTTTTTTATTTTATCAATGGCAATACCCTCAAAGTAGATACACACACTATGCAGATGAATTTATGCAGGATACGACTCCTCTACCTTATAATAGTATCATTGATGATAAATTAGAAATGGAAACCCGAACAAATATTGTTCAATTAAGCAATCGAGTTGAATCTTTATTTAAACGAAACATGCAACAAATAATTAAAACAGGAGAAGTTGCTGGAGATGCTCATAAAGAAAATTTAGTTACCGATCATTACCATTATGAAAGATTAAAGAAAAATCAGCCTGAAATTAATGAAAATATTGCTAATGTATTAGGTGGAACCTATACCGTTTTATCGTGGCTTACGATGAATAAATTAAATAATATTCAAAAAATAGTACCCGGGGTTCATGAAGTAGTAATAGAAAACTCTAAAGAAGAAGTAGATATCTTATTAAACAAAATACAAACTCTTCAAAGACCATTTAATATAGATATTCTTAGGTAGTTTTTTCTATCCTATCAGGTTCCTTTACATCCGATTCTACATTAATTATCTTTGAATCTTTCAATAAACGATCAAGAACTTCATCTCTACTCAACATTAATGCATGCTGTTGATCAGCGTTTTGAAGTTCTTTTTTAGAATCTATATCTAACTGTTTCGCCTTTATAGTAGTATTAGATCTTTTATCCTGAACAACTAATTTATTTAATGTTTCAATAGCACCAGTTGAAGCTTTAATAAGTTCGGCAAGAGAAGAGACATTTTCTGCTTCAGGCATATGATGAACCACCTCTTTCATATTATCTATTAACTCTAAAGAATCTTGAATTAATTTAGATGATTTTTGTATAATAAAATCTTCAACTTCATCTTTAGAAATATTAAATCTCTCTGACTGTTGTGCTAACTCTCTACTAGCTTTTGGTACAGTTTTTAATTGCGATATTAAATCTGCTGGATCAATGTCATCCATAAAAGTATTTACTTGAAAAATCTAAATTATATACTATATTCATTGTATGGACGATTTTCAGCCATTGCAGTACGAGGCACTTACTAGTACAAATATATCTTATAATGAGATTGAACTCAAAGTAGTAAAAACTCATCCTGACGCCAAACTACCACATAGAGCTCATGACAGTGATTCTGGATATGATGTGTATAGTGTAGAGGAAGTTCGAGTACCAGGACGAGGATCTATAGTTGTACCTGTAGGCCTAACATTAGCATATATTACACCCGGGTATTGGTTTCGAGTAGAACCTAGAAGTGGCTTAGGATTTAAACATAACATTCAACCACATTTAGGTATTATCGATAATGGTTATAGAGGTGATCTAGGTGTTAAATTATATAATTTTAGCGACGTAAACATAACTTTAAACAAAGGTAGCAGAATTGCTCAATTAGTATTATATCCTCATATTACAGCAACAATTTCCGAAACAGATAAAATCGACGACACTGAGCGAGGTGAAGATGGATTTGGATCCACTGGATAATTATTATGACTTACGAAGTAGAATTTAAATCTCCCGGTAAATCTATACCCTTTCAATACCGAGAGTATACAGTCAGAGCTCAAAATGTCCTTCAAGCAGAAGAAAAGGCATTTAAGCAATTACAAATGGATGAGAGTGTTAATAATGATTGGATTAAAAATGCAGAAGTCCATCAGATAATACATTCCATACAATGACAATTTCTGATATTTGGTGCGAAAAGTATCGACCAAGTACTTTAGATGAAATAGTTTTAGACAAAAGCACTAAAAACTATTTTAATAAAGTACAACAAGATAAAAATATACCTAATGTTTTATTTGTAGGTAAGCCTGGTATTGGAAAAACTTCTCTAGCTAAAATTATTGTTAAAGATATTCTTAAGTGTCAATATCTCTATATCAATGCATCAGATGAAAACGGTATAGATACAATCCGTACAAAAGTTTTAAACTTCGCGCAGACAAAGAGTCTCTTTGGGCAAATTAAGGTTATAGTACTTGACGAGTGCGATGGATTATCTATTGATGCGCAAAAAGCGCTACGCAACTCGATAGAAGAATATCATGACTTAACAAGATTCATACTTACAGCAAATTATAAACATAAGATTATTCCAGCTCTACAAAGTAGATGTCAAATATTTGATATTAATTATGATAAAAATGAATACTTAACTAAATTAATATCTATTGTTAAAGCTGAAGAGATAAAAATTAACAAAGAAAATTTTACAAATATTGTTAATAGTTGTTATCCGGATTTTAGAAAAGGTATTAATACTTTACAAAAATATTATTTGTCTGATGGAGAAAACACTACTACTAATATTACAAAAGATTTTTTTGATGGGCTAATAGAATTATTAAAACAAAAAAAGTATTTTGTGATTCGTAAGCAAATTATTGAAAATGAAGCTTTATTTAACAATGATTATGACGAGCTGTTTAAACGCTTATTTGATTTTATGTATATAAGCTCTATACCTGAAGAAAGAAAAAGAGACTGTCTAATTACAATCTCTAAATACTTTTATCAGAATAGTCAATGTATTGATCAAGAGATCAACTTCTATTCTTGCATACTCGAATTACACCCTTAAGGCATGTAATTCGCCGTACCTAACTTATAGTCACCATCAGGTACGTGAGTTTGCTGTCCAACATCAATAGTCTTACTTTCAACCTCTTTCGGTTTTAATGTAGTATGATCTTCTTGATCGTTAGTTGGATCTTTTCCAGTAGCTCTATGCTCATCCCACGTCTCAGAAAATTCAAGAAGTTCTAAAGGAAGTGTTAAAGATTGATGATAAAAACCAGGAGCATACTCTACGACTATATCAGCTATTTGTGCTTGCGAATCTGTAGCTCCAGTCTCATATATTGCCTTTTTAATTGTAGACAGCATAAGAGGTTTACCTTGTTCGGATAAAGTTAATATTTCATTTACATAATTCTGTCGGGCTTCATCAAGAGCCTTATACCAATCAGATGATTTAAAATTACCAGAAAACTTAACATAATCACCCGCAATAGGACCTGATTTTACAAACCGACCGATCTGGGCTTCAAATAATGTATCGAACGTACTCATTTAAATTATTTATGGTATTAAGCACTTATAAATTAAATAATTATAGATGGCTATTAAACTTGATATATTTAAAAAAAGAAAAAATACAGATAATTATCGTAATTTTTCTTATGCAGATATTCACTTAGACGTACAATTTAATAGTCGACTATCTACTAAACCAACCGGAACATCAAAAAATCCTCAAGATTTTAAATTAGATTACGATACTAAAGCAATTTATAACTCTATACATAATGTTTTTAATACAAAGAAAGGTCAGAAAATTCTTAATCCTAATTTCGGTTTAGATCTTGAACAATACTTATTTGATAATATTAGTAAAGAAAACGGAGACATAATCGGTACTACTATTCTTGAAGAGCTACCATTGTATGAACCACGTATAAAGGTAAATAGTGTTGACGTTTTAGCTAGACCAGATTGGAATGAATATGTAGTAGATATATCTATTACAATACCTTCATTAAATAATCAAGTAGAGAGTGTTAATGGTACGCTTACAACGAAAGGATTTCAATACTAATCATGGCTAATTTTACAGATTTCAAATTACCGACAAATGCATACACAGGGTTTGATGCTCAAAGCCTGCGCGACCTAATTATTGAACGTCTCAATAATGACGACACAATAAATTTTACTGATCAAAACTTTGAAGGGAGTAACGTTTCTGCACTGATTGACATTATTGCATACTCTTATCATACTCTATTATTTTACTTAAATCAAACTAGTTCAGAAAGTAATTTTAATGACGCTAGTCTATATGAAAATATAAATCGTATAGTTAAACTTATAGATTATAAACCAGTTGGTAAGCAATCATGCGTATTACCAATAGAAATTAAAGGTACGTCCGATCTTTCAGCCGGGTATTATACAATTCCGAGATTTACATTCTCCTCTAGTCAAGGTAAAACGTATACATTCGTAAAAGACTTAACCTTTGAAAAAATAACCTCTGATACTGAATCTATTTCTTCTACTACTGATTCTCCACTATTATATGAAGGTACAATAGTGGAATATCCGTTAATTAAACCATTAGGTGAGCAGTTTGAAACAATAAATCTATTACCTGGGTCAAACGTTATAATAGATCACTTTAATATTTTTGTTTTCGTAAAAGAAGTTAGTGAGGACAATAAATGGTATGAATGGAATCGAGCGCCTAGTTTATTTTTATCTGAACCTAATAACAGACATTTTGAAGTTCGATATAATGAAAATAAAAATTATGAATTAAAATTTGGTAATAATGTTAATGGTAAGAAATTAAATTTAAATGATACAATTGCTATCTATTATTTAAAATCAAACGGCCCAGCTGGTAAAATAACAAAAAATGCTTTCTCTGGTAGCTCCACAAATGTATATAATACTACACAATTTGATACAATATTTACAGATATAAAAGATACTTCTCTTAATTATATAACTGTGGCAGAGTCGGTTAATATAACAATAAGTAACGATGAGGATAGTACTGATTTCGGCGTAGAAGAAACTACAGATGAGATTAAACAAAATTCACCTCGATTCTTTAGTTCAGAATATAAACTAACTACAAAGGGTGATTATAAATCGTTTATTCAACGTAATTATAAAAATTTAATTTATGATGTAACAGTATATAATAATAGCGATTATACAAATAGATATTTAAAATACTTAAATGATGAATTAGGATTAACAGATTACTCTTTAGAAACAAATGCGCTATTTAATCAGTATTATTATGCTGATAGTTCTGATGCAAATAATATATATTTAACCATAGTACCTAATTTAAGAAAAAATAAATCTGTTGTAACACGGTCAAATTATCTATCACCGTCATTAAAAGAAAAAATACAAAATGAACTTACAGATTATAAGCTACTTAATAGTGAAATAACATTTATAGATCCAATATACCTAAATTTTGATCTATGTCTTAAATTTACTAGTGAATCAGCTAAGGTATCCTATAAGGATTATACAGAATTACATTTAGTTAGAAGTGCAAGAACATTAATAAATGAAGAAGAATTAAAATCTAAAGTGTTTAATATAATTACGACTTATATAAAAGGACTAAAATTAGGTGATACTATAGATGTTCGTTCTTTAAATAATGAAATTGAAAAAATAGATGGTATATTAGAATTTAAAACATGGAGAACAGACATAAATCAAGGAGTTCCTGGATTGTCTGTCGCTGTATTTAATCCTATTTATAATGGTAGAGATATAAAATTTATTGATACAAGATTAAAATTAAAACCATTTCAAATACCATATATAGAAAACGAGCAATCGTTTAAAAATAAAATCAAAATAACAAGTACTGTAACAACCAAAAGTATAGTTGAATATTAATGAGCGATACAAATGAGTCAAATTGTCCTATTACTCTACCAGTACCTATATCAATTACTGTTAACACATCTGCGGACTCTCCCTCTCCAGTAGCTGGACATTCTCTAGCAAGTTCACATAGTGGGTTTACTCGTATATCAAAGTTTACTTTTAACCCTCTACTCAGCACTATTGGTGACACAGGACTGTCGATACAAAGCTCTTTGATAGATCTATCAATCGCAACATCTGTATGGGATTTTGGAGACGGATATACATTAAGTGGTGATAATGCATTTACGGCAACACACACATATAATGTACCGGGTATATATACTGTAACGGTTTTCTTTTATGATAAAGATGGTAATTCTCATCTTAATACATTAACAGAACAATTAAGTGTATATAATTATGCAAATACTAGAATAGGCATAAGCGTAAAAGATGTAGATACAAATGATCCAATATCTATCACCGCTGGTAAAAAACCGATACAAGGAGATAGATCTTTAGGTGTTGGTCTTACAGCAAGCTGGCAAGATGTTCCTGACCCAGATGAACCTCATACCGTATATTTTACAGCTAGTGGTAGTAAGGCAAAACCATATGACATTAATAATAAATATGCTCACTTAATACCATATAATGCATTTTATGATAAAAATATAAACCTTATAAATAGTATTGACGGAGTACAATATCAATTAAATCCACAATATTTTTTCATAGATACTAATAGTCAAGTTTCTCCTATAACATCTGAAGATCAAGCTGAAGCGGATAAATTCTTACTTTATTCAAGTACGAAGCGAGCACTCAATAATTCTTATGGTTTAGATTTAGCAACCTATAGGGCTACAATACACACTGCTAGTGACACCGGAGAAAAGTTTTATTATTATGATGATATACTTAATTATATTGGAAGTGATCGTGTAAATTTATTAATTAGATTAGATACAAGTACACATAAATTAAAAAACTTTTATATAGATAATTTAGTTACAGATATAAACTTAAGCGAAAGAAATCACTTAGAGACAAACTTTGCAGGAGTAAGCACTGATAACGTTAATGCTATTGCTGGTATTCCAATAAGAGTAACACCGTCATCTCCGACAAGATTATCTTTTACATCTACCGGAATGAAAGAAATGTCTGCTATACAATATAAAAGACAAGGTGATAAATTCCAACTATTTATCGGTTTAGCAGATGAAGAATTAAACATAGGTAAATATTTTTCACAATTTTTCCATGAGCCTACTAGTAATTTTATATCTCTCTCTAATGGAGATTTTGATTATGATCACACCAGCACATTAAGCGCATGGACTGCCACGACGTCTGCAGATGGAACCCCACTTACAGGGTGGCATTTATCAGCTGGTATTGGAGCTGTTCACTTTGCACATACTGCAGGTGTTAACAATTTATATCAAGATGTAAATACGGTTTTAGGAAAAGAATATGAAGTTTCTTTAACTATATCTAATCGTACCGCAGGATGGGTAAGATTATTTTTAGGTACTACTGATCCAACACCACCATACAGTGACGATGGGTTAACAGAAAATAAGACTCACATTGTACTCGTTGATGCAGATAATACTCAACCTCAAAGATTGTACATACAAGCCACTGAAAATTTCGACGGTATAGTAAGTGATGTTACAATTGATTGTAATCAATTTTTTGTTGAATGGGTTAGTGGAGATACAACATCGACGAGCAATATAAGTAGTTTAAGTACTACCAGTTTACCATATAATCCAACAACGGAAAAAACAGAATTAAGCAGCTTTTTATATCTTAACATTGATCCAGTTAGCGCCGGTACATGGACATTAAATGTAACTGGACGGCAAAACAACTTTTCCGCTCTGACTTCACTCTCTGCGTTTAACGACACTATAGATTATGATCCTACAGGACCATATGGTCCTGTGTCTCTTGGAGTTAAAGGTGACAACATTATAACAGGTTCATATACCTTTACAATAAGCCCTTCTACTAATGATGTTGAAATATATAAAATAAACGAAGATATAGATTACTCTCAAGTATTAAAAAGCTATAGATTTCAATCCTTTTTACATGAATATGATAATTTATTTGATGGTGTTTTTACATCATTTGTAGGTCAAGCAAGTTCGAGTCCTACTGTATTCGGTAAAACTATATTTGAAAAAACAGCTAATTTTGTTTCAAATAATACTGATATTGATTTTTGTAAAATAGAAAATATACAATCATTCTATGACTTTTTTAATGAAGATATTGATTTTGTATCACCTAATCCGCCACCTGAATTAAAAAGATTATATAACTTATTTAGTATTAAAATTTCTAAACTATTAGGTGACTACCATAGAGTTAATGATAATTTCGACACACAATATTATACAAGCTCTGCTGCTAGTAGAAATATAGATCTTACATCTCCTATCACTTCATTAACTTATGAAGTAACAGCAGATACAAAATTTGTAGCATTACAAAAATTTAATAATGAATATATTTTAATTAACCCTCAACAAGTACCTGCAAAAAGTGTAGATGGTTCAACAGCTGGTGTATCGGCTACATACCCACTTTCCACGTATAATGTATATAGTAACTGGGGCTGGGAATTAGATACAACAGTAACTGGTGCTAGTGGTTTAGATTTATTGTATGAATTTTATCCATATACAGCATATGATACAACCTTATCAGCTGAAAATATTGAAAACAGTATCATAGATTATAATAATCCTTATACAACAATCTCAAGATCAACATCCTCTCTTAGTGCCAGCTGGGAAAATGACGGTGGTATAATTTTTAATAATCTAGATTATCAAATTAGGAAAGGACTTAGCTTATGACGGTCGATTTAAATACAACTAACCCATTATCGTTTTTGCAATGGAAAACCTACTATGCAGATATTCGCGAAGCTTCAGAACTATCATTATTATATAACAAATATCTCATAGACTGGAAAGATCAGAAAGTAGTTAATACTACTACTAACACAGATTATGTAAAAGGTATTTATACTCAATTTTTAAAAAATATAAATTTAAGTAGTTTACATAGTGATGTTTCGAGATTTTTATCAAAAATTGACGTTGATGATATTTATGAATTAGAACTAGCAGTAGTTTATTTTGTACAATTAATAAGAGCTCAATTAAAAGGTGTTAGTGATTTAAGAGAAGAAGTAAAGTTTTCAACAACTAAAAATAAATTAAAATCATCTAAATTAGGTATACAAAAATACCTTAAAAACTTTATTATACGCTTACTTAGCAATAATGAATTTATTAAAGAAAATACTAATACAGAATTAACAGATATTAATGCACAAAAAATATCTAATAATATACAAATAAATTTAAATTCATATGCTTCTGATCATTTTGTTCAAAAAATACATAATACAGATAAAGATTTAATTTTAGATATGGAGCGGAGGGTATTAAAAGAAATACCAAATATACTACAAGTGTTATCTATAAATAAGGATGGTAAAAAATTAAAACTAAAAACTAATAGTGTATCTTCTCCTGATAGCGTTTTAGGTATTAATGAAAACTTTGTTAATTTTGAGAGATTACCTGATAGATATTTTAGAGGAGAAGATAAGAGATTTCATAATTTAAAATTTTTTTATGAGGGGGAGTTAATAAAGAAATATCTTGCTAATGATTTATATTACGCGGTCGGAAATAAAAATCATGCAACTGTAGATAAATTATTTGAACATGTAAATACAACAAATAATTTATCTCAAAGATATAATCCTAATTTATCTTTAAATCTTACTGAACTAAAAAACAAGCAAATTTATTCAAGACAATTATCATTTAATAATACAGGGGTTACCAATTTTCATTCAGCTAACCTCTCATTTACAATTAACCTATCAGCATTTAAAGGAAGAGAATATATTATTCCAGATCCATCCAAGTATGAGCCAGGAGTTAAAAATGTAGGTCATATCAGAAATAGTAGAACTGGTGAAATTTTACGAAACGTAAAGTTCAAGCAAACAACACCCCTACTATTTAAATCAAAAAATGCTCCATATAAAAATACTGAACTATCTGATTCGGTTAGTTTTTATAATAATAAATTATTACGTAATTATGGATATCAGAGCAAAGAGAATAGTATAGATTATTCACATACAGGTATTAATAAAAAAGAAGATTCAATCAGTTTTTGGGATAATACATCAGATCAAATAACATGGAAAAATACAGACACATATCCAATAAGTGTATTGAACATTTATCCTGAATCTTCAAGGCTCGAAGATTTATTAATTACAAATAAAACCGGAATAAAGCTAAAGAGTGATATTTATGGTAATGAATTTTATTTTATTAAATCTGTTTATCCTAAACGATATGCAGGTACGTCGTACATTACAGCCGAGGACATCGCCACAGCTACCTGTACAACAGTAGCAGAATATTATGATGGTTTATTTTTTAATACTTTACTATCTGCAATTAGTGCTGCTTCCTATGAGGCATCCGGTACACTGTATACTAGTATAGATAACATGGCAACTGCTACCTCTGATATAGGTGTAGATGGACATACGAGTGTATTTGATACTGTTGTTGTAAGCGATACAACTATTTGCTCCAGTGGTAGTGCAGAAGGCTTTGCAGCGCCATTAACTGATTATTCATGTACAACTGTTCTTACTGACGCATTATCATGTGGCTCAGTATCTGCGGTATCAGCTATAGATTGTGGTGATTTTAATAATCATCCTGGAAACTCTACTGATTTAATAGCAACCTATTTTACTGATACAACGGTACCATATTATTCAATTAGTACAGCCTCTATTTATACCAGTTCAACAACTACATATGAATTATCTACAACAAATAACCCTACCACCAGCGCTACCCATTTATTTGATCAACAATATATTGACGCTGGTGAAATTTATGTTAGAAATGTATATACTCAAGTGGTTGAACCACTATCGACAGCATTTAGTAATATTTTCAACAAACATGGATCTACGACTAAAACTAATATTTTAACAAGCAGTAATATTTTAAATTTTGATGTAGTTGAAAATACTATATGTATACAAACATCTGCGGAAACAGTAACTGAATTATATGAATTTGAAGATGGAGTGTTTAAGGTAGGAGCCAGTTCGAAAGCTATAATAACTTAGTAAATATTTTTATATGCCATTTGATACAAAACAATCAGATATTTTTTACAATGAAGAAACAACTCAAATGTTTGTTTGTACTGTTAGTTCTATTACTGCGGATAGATGTCAAAACGGTAGTTCAATAGAAACAGTATATGGCGCATTACCTATTATATATAAAATAGATAAAGACACAAATTATAAATCTACCATATATCCAAAAAATATTGACACAATAGCAACAGATGTAAATTCTGATATATGGGCTCTTACGCCAACGTGCTCTGAGGGTACAAATTATTCATCAATAACAAAACCACTTATTAATTATAATAAGACTAACAATAGATATTCAGTAACGTTTATAGGTAAATACGATACTGCCGCAGAAGGGTTTGCAATATCTAATTTTATTTTCCAAGATATAAATACTGATTTTTTCTTATTAAACGCTGACATTTACATACCCACAGATAAATTTACTATTAATCCATATACATTTATTGATGGTTATTTAAACTCTGACTTAACTCTAGGTAGTAATGCAGTAAGAAATAATAAAGAATCCTTTTATGGAGATACAGAAAGATCACCAGAATATCTTATAAAACCGACTCATGTAGAAAGCATGAGCAGTATAGGATTTAATTTATTATCAGATCAACTAGATAAATCAATTGAACCATTAACTGGTAATGCTGCATTCCCACTTATGCACCATGGTGGTTATATAACCTATAATCCTAAATATACAGCATTTGATCCTGAACATAATATTAGAGTAGATTTTAGAGCACGGTCGTTCAATGTACCATCAATGACAGCGTATGGCAGCTCTACAGTTGTAGGAACAGATCTAAGTACGGGAACACCGGTGGTGACAGCTTCTAGGTGGCTTCAACAATATTTACCTGACGGCCCAGGAGAAGGATTTTGTGTTTATTTTCATGAAAATGTATGTCCTGATTCCGGTACAGTTGTTCCTAATGGTATAGGTAGTACATTAGGTTATGCACCTTCGGAATTTATTGATACCGAGGTAGCTGGAACATCTCAAGCATCGGAAGGAATATTTATACAAGGCCGTGGTGAAACTGTTAATGATGACGGTTCAGTTACTAAATGGAATGATGAGACTAGAGGTCGACTTGCAAATAGTTTTCTAGGTGTTGGTTTTGATATAAGAGGTAACTTTTGTATGAAAGACGAACAAAAACCGGGTTGGTATGCTGAAAATGGCGGCGTCGGTCACTTCACCGGTTATGGTGACGGTACGTTTACACAAACTCCATGTTCTGTAGGTATACGAGGTAGTGTATATCACAATACTCAAGTATTAACTTGTATACCTATGAATACTATGCAAGCAGCGAGCGCGGTACCTATGCATACAACTACTACACTAGCTGATGGTTCAGATGTTCCTTTTGTTGATTATAGAATAGACTTAGGTGACAGGGGAAGAAAAATTACAATTTATAATAAACTCTCTAGTGTTGATACCTATAATATGATTGCAGAGCTCAAACTACCTACAGTAATAAATTCTACTACTGGAGCAGCATATCAACCATGGGCAAATATTGGTGAACATGATGGTGTTGATTTTACAGAAGGCAGCCTCGGAGAAGGCGGCTGGGGTAAACAAGGTAAATTAGCTCCACTTAATGTAGGATTAACTTTTACAACTAGTAATTATTGTAGTTTTTTTGAAATTCAGAAATTCGAAGTAACGGGTATTAAAATAGACGAGCCTTGTGACACAACAGAGCCAATTGTTGATGAAATTAATGCACCTGATATGGCTAATTATATGGCACTTGCATCGCAAAACTTTAGAGAAAGACTAGTGAGAATGAAAGCTAGTTCTGAAGGAGTAACTACTGATGATAAATTAGATATTGATATAGCAATACCAGCAAAACGAAGATTAGCAGATATAGAATATGAAAAAAATATAAGAGATGAAATTACAATTTGCGCACCATCTGAACCAGAAGTAATTGAAGAGGATATATGCGTACAATATCAAAACTTAACTCCTGAAGAAATAGACAAAGCTATATCAGACGCAGAGCTAGGAAATCACGATGTTCTTAATAAATTTATTACGTGTGGTGGTGTCCTACCGAAACCAGAAATTGTTGATATAGAAGAACCGAAAGTCGAATCATTGAGATATGGATGGGAAATGGCATGTACGACGTCAATGCAAGATGGCACCTTCGGTAATGATAGAATTTATACTTTTAACTCTCCTGTTGGTAATCCTGAAATTGATCCTCTACAAGGAGGACGAGGATCTGACGGAATATCATCTATAACATCAACCAAAGATAATTATACTACTAACTGGTGGATGCTAAGAATAGGTAAACATACCGTTTGGGTACATGCTTTAAGTTGGTGGAGAGGAACACTTGAATTAGGATTTACCGAGTTAGATGAACTTTTACCAGGTACATATGCTACTTCTATCTTTCCTAATACACTAAAAATAACTCGTGCGTTTAATGATGCTAGTGTAGATATGATGGCTGATAATCCTGGAATTCGTCACTGGCAATTACGCACATCAACTAATGGTCAAATGACACCTTATTCAAGTGGTCATTTATGGCCAGATAACGATGAAATTAGTTTCGGTGCATTTAAGTCAATTAAATCAGATAGCTATGGCGCGCCAGACGCAAAAACAAAGAGATGCTTACTTGATGAAGTCAAAACAAAAACACAAGATGTAGCAGGAGAAACAGTAGGAGGAGTAGTTGGCGGGTCGCCTGGAGCAGAATCAGGATCGTTTATTACAGAGGTTCCTGGTAACATCATGATTGATCCGCTCGCCGAAACCATCGCGCGAGAAACAATTAGAGGATTGCCAGGAACGTCGGGAGATAATTTAAGAGCGGCCGCTGGAATAACTGACATAAGTTGGCCAGATCTAAACAGATGGATAATTGAAGATGACACGCAGCAACTGGGGGCTGGGTTTTAGTTAAATGAATACACTTACGTATACAGTTAGTTTGAGTGATGGATTATTGCAACATAATTCTGGTACAGGGACTACGTTCTATCAAACTCAGGCATTAACAGGCACCACAGATGTAACATTTGCTCTTTCTGGTTTATCCGCATATGATGCTAGTACCTCTCAAAAAATAAATAAAATAGTAGTAGATTATGATGAAGGTATTAGAGGTCGTGATGGACTTTCCGCTCCAAATTTAATAATTAATAGACCACTATCTACTACAATTATACCAACATTATCTACAGAAACGTTTAATCAAGTACTACAAACAGAATTTACTGATGAAATAGAAAGAAACGTTTATTTTTCTCTATATAGAGATGATCTCGAGGTAGATATTATTGAAGCAAAATTCACAATAACTAAGCCTTCAATAGATATATATGAAAATATAAATCTAATTAAAACAGATTATTTTAATAATGAAGAAGATAATGAAAAAATATTATTAACCTTTATTAATAAAAATCCTGAAGTGTTAGGATTGAGTTTAATAAATTTAAATTTACCAGGTGGAGAAGGTCATGATCCGGCTTTACCTGTACCTAGATACACCGGTACAAATCTCTTTAATATAGGATTCACAACAGAGTATGTACAAGTTGATGCAAAAGATTCAAATACTGGAGACTCTATACAAATATCACTTGACGATATATATACAGCTACTGGTGAAATTAAAAATAATAGTAAAGTTACTTTAAGATATAGAACGAGAGCAGCAGATCCAAATGAGGCTATATTAAAGGAAATTAATTATCCTAATACAGTTGAAGCTGGTAGTTTATTATATGTTCCACTAACTGCTAATACAGGATTTGTCCATTTAAGTGGCTTTGTGAATTGGAACTGTAATGACTTGATAAAAGACGTAAGCTTGCAGAAACAAACAATCAATATTCCTTTAGTAGATATTAAAGGAACAAGAACAAATTTAGCTGATTATACTATACAATACTATTTTCAAGCTGGAGGAACCGTCGGTATTGGTGCTTCACAATCAACACCTCTATCTTCTGGTTATTTCTATGTAGATTTGTTTGATGTGAATGCTTGTGATTCAATAACTACAAGAACAAATACAATAACAGCGTTTGTAAATTACTAAAATAACTAAATAATTATATGGCAATAGAAGACGAAATCATTAATATATCAGATCTAGATGCTGGTACGGAGATATTGAATACTGATAAGCTACTCATTGAAACAAATAATGGTACAAAACTGCTATCCTTTAAAGATTTTGTTATTAGTACAGACAATATAACTTTTGAAGATAGATTAAACGATACTAGTGTTGCTTCTGAAATAGATGGTAGTAATATTTTAACTCAAAGTGTGGATGAATACACTATTCCAAAAGCAGGAACAACAGAAGGAAAAACTCTTACTTACGGGGACTTAAAGCATGTAATTGACATGGCGAAGAAGAACTATGATGATATTACCGCATTGAGTGCCAGGGTGA